CCGCCGTTCTGACTGAGCGTCACCCACGATTCATAACCAGCGACGATGTAGTCATTCTGGATGTCGTTCAGCTCTTGAGGCGTGACCTCGCTACCAGGGACGTAAGTCTTTATTGTCATCGCGCCCAGGCCTTCGTGACGAGATTGAGCGTGTTCGCTCCTTGGTAGTACTGCCATGTCCCGCCGCTGAAGCCGACTGTCGAGTAGACCGAATAGGCCACGCCCGCTGTGAGTTTGAACATGGCGAACATGTTGTGAGATTCGTATTGCTGCACTGCTGAGTGCTGAGTGATCGTGTTTGTGGCAGTTTGAAAACCGTCCGCGTCAGGAGTGTTCATCGTCAAGTTCGGCTGCGAGTAATGGTAGGCAGCATCAGTCTTGTTCAGGATGCCGATATGAAGGTGAGCTTCCCACCAAACATCTATAGGCGGCGTGTACCACGACTGCAATGGAATCGTATTCGCGGCATTCACCGTCAACTGAGCGCCATTGCCAAGTGCGCGGTAGGCGTTGTTCTGCCCGACGACCTTCTGGACATCGATAAGCCGTCCTTTCACGGCTACGTCTGCTTCTACTGCGGCAAGGCGGCTCTCAAGCTCTCCGGCCTGACGGCGCTCCAGAGCAGCCGTACGCTGCTCGATGGAGTCCACGTAGCGCATACCGTCTGGGCGTCGGATGAGCTGGCTCATCATGCCCCTCCAGCGGTCGTCTGAAAGTCGCTCACTTGAGCCCCGCCGGTCTCTGGGAAGGAAACCGTGAAGCTGAAGATCCGCAAGGGCTGCCTATCGAGCTGGAGCCGTCCCTTCCTGGCTGTCAGCCGAACGAAGTCGCCGATGTTGTAGTCGCGGAAGACTCGTGGTGCATTAGGGTTCTCTGGAGACTCGGGCTGCGGCTGGAAGCTGATGATCGGCAGAGGACGGGAGTGGACGAAGATCTCTCCCGCCGCCCAGGCCGTGAGCGTCTCGGAATTGACGACATCAGAAAGCGACTGTGCTTCCTCGAATAGTCCGTAGTCAGAGAGCGACTCAGCGTCCGCTTCGCTGGCCCGCGCCGCCGACGAGTACGCAGTTATGTAGTTGGTGATCGAGCCAGAGTCGGTCTGCCGCGAGACACTGGACACGTTGCCGGGAAGCTGGAAGAGGATGCCGCTGTCCACGCCGATGCGAGCGTAGATGTTCAGCTCGCGAGTGACAGGATCCACGAGCATGTCGAATCCAGATTCGATCTCGGTCAGCTCATTGAGCGAAGTCAGGATGCCAGACCATGGCTGGTAGGTCCGATAGCGGAACTGCGTGCTGTCGTAAATACCAGGGAAGACGTAAGAAGGAGCACCAGCGGCATACGCGTCGTTGTTAGTCCGCGTGAGCAGATCCAAAGCGATCTCACCGGCATCAACCCCGTCGTACTGGATTGGATTGCCCGCGTTCCACTCCGGTCGAACCACGCGCTTGTCGAGTGTCTGGAGCCATCCAACACAGCCGATCTGCATCGTGGCGCTCTGATTGTTGATCTGCTCCTGGACATTCCAGACTGGGCCAGACCAAATCGTCTCCCCATCCACACTGACGATCACGCAAGTGCGAACTTCCTCGACGATCTCGGCCATTCCGTCGTCCAGCGGCAGCGTGCAGGAGAAGGCACCAGCCCTATTGAGCGAAAGCTGGAGCGACCTATTCCTAGCCTGCGTGAGTTCCCCTAGTCCCGAAAGATCGTAGGAATCTGCCAGCTCGAACTTGTAGTTGCTAAGACCACTATCCGTCATCGCCCGGCGTGCCTCCAGCTCACCGTGGCGTTGCCTCCGATGGCGTCAGCACCGGTCGCGATCACGTTGTCGCCCTTCTCCAGAAGCAGCCAGTCGTTCTCAGGGCCTGTGAGGTCGTAGCGGTTGTTGCCAAGACCGTCCACCACCGTACGCAAACGAGAATCGATGGTCAGAGACTCGCCGGTCAGCAGGCTGCCGGAGATAACGACTCTCCTGCCATTGGTCAAATTGATCACGGCAGGGTTCGTGAGTGGACCAGTCAGGAGGACGTTGGCGTGAGTGCGGCTGTATCCCAAGTTCTTCGCGGTACCCAAGGTGACGCCGAACACGAGCCCACCGGATCCTGGGAACGGAATGCCTGTACCGCCTCCTGGGAAAGTCAGCGCAGCGGTTGCTACGGCACCTGAGATAGATGTAGGCATCCGCGAAAGCAGCACCGCGCTCGACGACCGCAACGAGATCATGAAGGCCTTGCGGTAGTAGAGGCCATCGAAGCTCTCATCGCCTTCAACCTTCGCGAACTTCTGACAATCAGGAACCATGAAGTCGCCAACGTTCATTCCCCTGAAGTCCACGTACTCGTAGCGCCAGTCAGTGCCGCCTGGATTGATCCGTAGTCCCATGTTGCCGGTGATGCCGGTGCCCAGTGCGGTTATATCCGTGCTCGTCAGCGTGTGCGTTACGGTTTGAAGAGCTGTGCCTCCGAGAGCAGGGTCTGTGTTCCACAGCTCGGCCGTGACGACGTTGCCTTCGACCTTCGCTCGGATCCAGTAGGTGGTAGCGGTGCTGAGCGCCTGAGAGACCGTGGTCTTGGCTGCCAGGGTGCCGCCGATGACCGTGAAGATGCCGAACTGCGTACTCGTGTTTCGCGCGCCTATGGCGAGGTAGTCCGTATCGGTCTTGCGCCGAAGTCGGATCATCGACTCGTGCGTGGTCACAGAAGCGCCGGTCGTGAACTTGACCTCTGCCCAACCGTCAACGTATGTGCGGTAGGGCATGTAGAGCGTCTTCAAGCCGGTCGAAGAAGGAACGATCTGCCCGTTCGACACAGCGAGACCAGAACCCAAATCAACCACGTAGTCCTGCATGACGGCTGCGGAAGAGCCGCCCTCGAAGTCGTCGCGCCAATCCATCCATCTCAGCAGAAGATCGTCTTCGGTGAGATCGTCAACCGCTGCCTTGAGCTGCGCCCACATGTGGCGCATGTAGTTCAAGTTGCCTGCCTGAACGTAGCCAGTGAGACCGATGGTGCGACCTCCGTAGCGACTGCCGAAGGGAGTCTCTCCGTCGGCGTCCGGATTGGGCTCGCGGCTGTCGCGAACATCGGAATCATCGAGACCAGTAACTCTGGTCAGCCGGTAGTGGTCGGGCCAACGACGGTCGTTGAGTGTCAGTCCCTTGTACTCGAAAACGCACTCCAGGCCACGCGGGGCGATGAGAGCCGTGTCGGCAATCGTCTTGAAATCCGTCGCCCTCATCGTTGGCATCTAGGTGGCCCTCCGCTGGCTGCGCTTGAACTCGACGACCTCGAACGCGTGTCCGATGTCTACGTCCTTCTCCACATTATGAAGGTGCACGTGCGTGTGCTCCTCGGAACCCGGCGCTAGCTGGCCGCGACGCGGGTTCGTGATGATCTCGCCAGCGTGCAGGTAGGCAGGGCCGTCGTAGGGCATTACGCCACCAGCCTGGAAGTGGGGAAGGTACTGGTAGAGCGGCAGACCGTTCCCGTTGAAGAGCGCCATCCGTAGGTTCTGCCAGAGCGATGACGAAAAGGACTGCCCGACAGGGTTGTTGATCTTGTTGAGCTGATCGGTGTTATCGAGGATCGCCAGCGTGTTGTCCAGCATCGACTGGATGAGCGCTTGGAAGGCGGTGCGCTCAGTCTCGCCCATGGTCGCTTCGAGCGCCGCGATTGCCGGGCCAAGCTCAGCGAGCTTGGTAGCGAAGCTGGTCGGGCTCTGCTGGAAGGCATTAGCGAGCTGCGTGAGGATCGATCCGCCAGCGCCGCTGAACTCGCCAGCTCCAGAGCGCACGTTGTTGGCGATCTCCGTGGCGGCGATCTTGAGCTGCTCAGCGGACTGCTGGAGGAACCTCTGAATCTGCCCGAATTGAGTGGACCCTGTGAGCTGCCCGAGGCGCTCGATGATGGTCTGGGCAGAACCGATGAGGCCGGTGGAACGCTCTGCCCGGCCGGTGATGATCTCGGTCGCTGTCTGGCGGTAGGTGAAGACCAGCTCGCGGTTGGACTGCTCCAACTCCTGGATCGACGTGTTCAGCTCGTCGATGCGCTCCTGTGTCTCCTTCGCGAGACCGACGTTTCCCTGAGCCCTAGCAACAGCCAAAACGCGAGACAGCTCGGTGATCTCGCCACGAGCGTAGGAGACGCGCTGCGCGCCGATGACCTGCTGCTGAGATATGGCACCGAGTCTGTTGCCAGCTCGATCTGCGACTGAGGCAAGACGTTCCCTGATGTCCAACTGGCGGCTTGCGTTGGCGTAACGACCCTCGATGTTGTCGAAGACCGCCTTCAGGTTCGCGGCTGTCTGCTCGAAGATCGAAGCTGTCACGTCGCGGAGCTGATCAGCCAGCGCGTCTGCGATGCCCTGCCAACGGGAGTCACGTCGGGCAAGGGCGGAGGCCTGAGCGAAACGGCGCGACAGGACAGCCTGCTGAGCCTTCAGGTTGGCCAGTTGCAGCTCGCCGATCCTACGAGCAGCGTCCTCATTGCCGAGCGCCGCGAAGATGCGGTCGTACATGTCGAGACCAGACGCCTGCTGAGTGGAGGCACGCAGCGCCTTCTCCGTGTTGGCCTCAAAGCGATCCTGGAGTGCCTTGTAGAGATTCTCCTGGTTCTCAGCGAATCTTGCATCCAGCGACGACAGCTCGTTCTGGAAGCGGGTGCGAGCTGCGATGAGAGTGCGGTACCGGTCCTCCTCGGCCTTGCTGACGCCGCCCTTCTTGATCCTGTTGATCTGGGCCTGGACTGCGTTGAGCCCCTGACGAGCCTCAGCGCGCGCTGTACGGATCGCGGTGCCCAGATCCTCGTACATGTCCACCGTGCGGTTGGCAACCTGCACAGCGTCCGAGAGAGGGCCACCACGACGACGCGTGAGTCGAGAGCCAACTCGGCGGAAGCCCTGCTGAGCGAGCGCCAGAGAAGTCTCCATGCGCGTCCCGAGGCGGTCGAGAGCTTCGCCCATCTGATCGAGGTATCCACCATCGTCAGTGATGTTGCGGATGTTCTTGACGAACTTGTCGATCCGCGCCCCGAGCTTGCCCTTCTTGCCGATCTGGTTGATGGCCTTGAAGACCTCATCCATCTCTCGCTCAAGACCGCTGACGCTAGTCGGGTCGATGACCGGAGCTGTGTAGCCGCGACCTGCACCCAGACCGCCCTTGACCGCGTTAGCCAGCAGACGAGCGCGCTGACGGTAGCCTTCAGCGTCCATGTGGATGCCATCGGGTCCGACGGCGATGCCACGCGTGTTGACGAGCCGCACATTGTCGTGCTCCGCAGCGAACTCACGCAGGACTCTGTTCTTCGCCGCAGCGCCAGGACCGCGAACCGTGGAGAGGACAAGCTCCTGATCGTCACGCAGAAGCCTGTAGGCGCGCTTGAGGTTCTTCTCCAGCACGCTGGCATGAGCATCATTCGTGCCAACATCGAAGATGACCTCGCGGTACGCCTTCTTGAGCTTCTGCTTGAGGATGTCGATGGCCTGATCGGAGTTTCTGCCCTCGCGAGCGTTCGAGACGAGACCATCAACCATCCGCTTCAGGGCACGCTGGATCCCGACGCCGAGAGAGTCACCGATGTGAAGCACCTCGCCACCGTCAGCGAACGACTCCTTGGCAGTTCCGCTGAATCCCAGCAGACGCTTGATCGCTGAGGTGGAGACGCCCATCGCTGCTGCGAGCTTGAGCTGCTGGCTCTTGTTGAGGATCCATTCGCCAGCGTGGGCGATGATGCTCATCGGCTCGCCCTGGCCACGACCCGGAAGCTCGCCGCCTCGTGCGTAGCCAGCCTCTCCGCCGACGAATCCTCCGGCGGCCCGACGCCTACCGAAGCGCTCCAGAGCCGTCTGGGCGGGACTGTAGCGGTCTCCCACCTCGTTCGCACCCATCCGCTCGTATCGGAAGGCGATGGCGTCCACGGCCTCCTTGAGCGTGTCAGCGCCACGAATGGCAGCAGCGGCTGCGCTCTCGGGACCGTTCAGCTCATAGAGGATGTAATCGAGCTGCGTCTTGAGGCTTGTCCAGTTCTGGTTGCGGTCTGCCGCGAAGTTCTTCAGGCCTACCAGACGACCGCCGAGCCACTGGGCGAGACCGGTCGCGCCGCTGGCCCCGTTGACGATGGTCGTAGAGAGACCCGACTCCTGCGAGAGATTGCCGACCCACGCTGCCGCCTGAGCATCAGTGAAACCAGCGGACCGGAAGAAGTTGAAGACCTGCTGAGCCCGTGGACCGTCACCCAGTTCTGCGACGCCGTGAAGACCGAGCGCATCGGTGCCACCACCGAACTTGATGGCCAGCTTGTCGATGAGCTTGTTGGCCGCGTTGCGCGCCTTGTTGACCATCTTCGAGGCCAATTCCTTCAGCGGACCGACGCCCTTGAATTGGGCCCGGTCCACATGGTCTACATCGAAGCTGTCGCTGTCAGTGACGCCAGCCAGCAGCTTGGCAACAGACAAGCCTCGCAGCGAGCGCGAGATCAGCTTGGCCATGAGCGGGCCGTTGAACGCGAAGGCGTCCTTCATGGCGAGATGGACGTGATCCTGATGCCCACCGATTGGATAGCCGTTGAACTGATCCCTGTCGCGCCAGATGAGCTGCTTGACGACCTGCGGAATCCTGGTCTTGACGAAGGCGTTCAGTGCATCCTCGCCAGCGGTCAGGACACCGTTGCCCATGTCAAGAGCGCGGTGGTAGAAGTGATCGGAGACGTTGCCAGAGCTGGTCATCCGGTTGTGGCCGTCGTAGCCCGTGAAGTACGTCATGCCGAACTTCTTCTTGGCCATGTTCCAGACGGGTGTGAAGCCCTCGCCTGAATGGCCGGGGCCGGTAAAACCACCGGTCGCGAAGCCTGGCGAATGCGTGCCTGCATGGAGAGCACTGGTGCTCTTGAAGAGACCGTCGAGTGTCGTGCCGTACTGATTCCACAGCGCCGAGTTGACGACCTTCTGGTGGGCCCAGTTCAGGACCGCCTCGCCACGCCCCAGCCACGTCGGGATCGCATCCTCACCACGCTCTCCGGAGCGGCCGACCATGCCGCCTCCGGCGTGACCACGGGGACGGCGGAGAGAGACGGCGACCGGCTTGGCATCGAAGGCGTTGAGTGACTCGTTGGTCGCGTTAGTGACATAGCGCAGACCCTGGTAGACGGCTTGCTGAACGTCATCGAAGGAGCGGTCAAAGAACCTAGCGATGCGATTCGTGCTCTGATCAGCCTCGTCCTCCATGTTGTTCAGACGCGAGCTGAAGACGTTCTGGATCTGCGTCATCAACCGCGACACGTTGATGCGGAGGACGTTGACCCTATTCTCGATCATCGTGGAGCCTCTGCGGGCAGACGCAGCAACGTCCTCCCACATGCCGCCCCAAGCCTTCTTGAAGGACTCCAGATTGCCGACGAAGTTGACACCGATGGCCGCCGGTGCTGCGACTGCGCCACCCTCGGCGTAGCGACCTGCCTGACCGCTCTGGCCACCGCCTCCGAGCAGACGGCGGATGGCGAAGATCACGCCATGGCCACCAGCGTTCTGGACCTCCTGCTTGGTCAGGACGTGCTCGCCTGGCGTCAGCAGGGCGGGAACAGAATCCGTATCGCCCACTCCGGGGATCGGACCACCGCTGGCCTTCAGCAGCGAGAGCGGGTTGATGTTGCGTCCGCCGACCTCGATGCGACCGCTCAGCGCCCCGGCGATGGCGTCCTTCACAGCATCAGCGCCTGAGACGATCCCTCGGGCGATTCCCTTGATGATCCGCAGGCCGAAATCTTCCAGATCGCCACCGATGTCGTGGATGAAGTCTCCGACGGCGTTGATGGCGCTCCGGAAACCGCGAATGAGCAGACGCGGCAGAGACTTGAGGCCATCCAAGATGCCTTCAATGATGCTCTTGGCGAGTGCTACGGCTGGCTTGCCGATGTAGTCGATCACCGCGTTCATGCCCCGGCGGAAGAGCCGGATGAAAAAGCCGCCGATGCCGGAGAGAACTCCCCAAAGCGCGTCGAAGATGCCCTGAGCGATCTTCCGGACTCCCCTGAGTGCCAGTCGCCCGGCCTCGTCGAAGTCACCTCTGAAGACGGCCATGATCGCGCTCAAGATGTCGAGCACGCCGCCGAAGACCCGGATGACGCCTCTGATCGTGTTGCCGACCATGATCCCGAAGGAGTGGATGGCCTCGATCAATACGTCGCCGATAATGCTGGCGATGGTGGTGAGGATGTCCAGGAAGACGCCGAGCAGACCGGCGTTGCCGCCCCGGAACTGTGCCATGAAGTCTTCGATGCTCTCCTTCAGATCATCGAATCCCGGCTTGACGATCTTGAAGATGTCGCGAAACGTCCTGATGACCTGCCGCCAGATATCGTCGAGCTTCCCAGCGCGCTGGAGGAGAATCACCAGCACTGCGGCCAGAGCAATCCAGGGCCCGGCGATGACGAGTCGTGCTCGTGAGAAGAGGCCAGCAGTTCGAGTGGCCTGTGAGCCGAGTCGTTCGGTGAGGGTGGTCGTCTCTGCCAGACGCCCGATCAGGAAGCCGATGGGCCGAGTGATGCCGCCGAAGATCGCGAACGCACGGCCGAGCACAGACATCCCGAACGCAGTCGCCAGCAGCGCCGAAGCGATTCGCGCGATACCCGGATGCGCCTTGATGATGTCGCCCAGCGCAGCGGTTGCGCTGCCCAGCGCCCGAGCGAAGTTTCCGATGGCCGGGATGAGCACCTGAGCCAGGAACGCCGCGAAGCCTTCGACAGATCGCAGCCCCTGAGTGCCGAAGGTCTTGTTGATCTCGTTCGCGATGGACTCGAACACTGGAGCCATCGCCTCGATCATCTTGCGAGACAGATCGAAGAAGCGCTGGAAGAACTCGTTGAGCTTCGTCCCAGGAGTCTCGATGGCGTCTGCCCAGCCACGGATGGCGTCGGCCATGTCGCGCACGAGCTTGAGACCGTTCTGAGCGCCACCGCCCGGACCTGCCAGCGCAGCGAAGAGGCGGATGACCTGCCAGATCAGATCGCCCCAGGCCTTCAGGTGGACGACGCCCTCCTTGAAGAAGTCCTGAAGGGCACCGGACTTTCTGCCCTGCTCGAAGAAGTCGGAGACGCGATCCGAGATGTCGCGTACCCAGAGGATGATCTGTCGGAAGGCCGGGCCCGCTGCCTCAGCGAGATCAGCGAAGGCCTTGCCCATGTTGATCGCGATGTCAGTCAGCGGAGCGAGGTTGCGGCGAGCTTGCTCGACGATCCTCAGTAGCTGCCCAATGGCTGCGTCGCTTGTGAAGGCATCGACAATGCGGTTGAACTGTGCCGCCATCGTCGTGGCAAGCCCGCGCGCTGCGTTGCGGATCCGTGGATCCTGAAGCAGCTCTATGACGCGGTTGATCGTCCGCGTGAAGGCGTTTATGAGCGGCTCGGTGGCGAACTGGGCGAAGTCGCGCCATACGGTCTGAAGCCGGAGGATGGCCTGGTAGAGACGACGCTCAGCCCCCGAGAGCTGAGACATGAGGTAGTTGAGCTTGCCAGCGGCGGCTGTTACGCCTTCCTGAGCCTGTGTGGCTGAACGATTCGCGCCATCAAGGCTCCTCTGGGCCTCTCTGGCGGCCCTCTGAGCGTCTCGGAGCTGCTCATTGGCAGCAGCGACCTCAGGAGAGCCTCCAGGACCGGCAGCGAGCCTTGAAGCGACCTCACGACGATTGGCCTGGAGTTCTGCTGTCGCCTCATCACGGCGAACGAAGGCGCGCGGAAGAGCGCTCGTGTCGCCGGTGCGAGTGGCGCGGCGAATCGCGCTCTCGGACTCCTCGACACTGAGCGCCAAACCACGCTGGGCGAGAATCAGCTCGTTGAGCTTGTCGATTCCCTCCTGGCGTGCATCGTTGACATTCTGCTGAGCCTCACTAACTCGGCGTCCAGCATCAGCCAGCCGTTCCTCTGCTCCTCTGACCTGATCGACTGCACTGGCCTGTTGCCGAGCTGCCTGAGCGCCCTGGTAGCTCTGCTGCTGCTGGAGAAGATTCGCCTGCTGTACTGCATTCATCACCGAAGCGATGCGCTGAGCTGCTGCGGCAAGGAGACCAAGCGGCCCGAGCGCCTGTGCGATGCCCGCAACGAGCGAACCACCTACCGCAGCACCGGCCATTCCGGCAGAAGACGCCAACGAGAATAGAGCGCCGCCAGCAGCAGACGCGAGCAGGAAGAGCTGATTGAAGAAGGTCGCGATACCGAGAGACATCAGCCCTCGGAGGAAGTTGTCGAAGGAGGAGATCGTCTGTGATGATCCGTGGAAGCCCTCACTGGCCGCCCTCAGCGAGCCACGCAGAAGACCGAGCCTCTGACTGGCGTGGTCGGAGTCCCTGGCCACTGTCCTCATGGCAGCGCTGGCAGCAGCAACCTTGGCGAAATCGACATCCATATCGACGTTGATCTCGATGTCCTTGCCGAGCAGCTCCTTCATCGCCATGACCTCGGCCGCGTGAGCCGTCATGGCACCCGAGTCGAGATCGATGTTGGCCTCGATGTGGTCGAACAGAGCGCGGAGACCGGCGGCGACTTCCTGAGCCTCAGCACGAGCCTGCTTCGCGTCGAAGTCGAGCTGGGCCTTGATGACCAGATCGCCGCGTTCGGCGGCGCGGCGACGCTCTTCCTCGATGCGCTGAATGCGCTGAATCTGCTCCAGGTACTTCTTGCCGAG